CGACTTGGCCCTCAAACCCAGATCGGTCGAGGGTTGAGGGCCAAGTCGGGAAGTCCCGATGGCCAATATCTTCGCGCCGAACGGGTTTCAGGACTCAGGGCTCCAGATCGGAGCTGCGTGGTCCGCGAACCAGACGCGCTATCAGATCCTCTATTCGAACACCCACACCATTTTCCAGGGTGACCCAGTCACCTTGCTGTCGTCGGGCTACATCGACACCCTGACTCCGGGGTCGGTCAGTTCGACGGTGATGCCGGTCGGCATTTTCAATGGCTGCTACTACATCTCGGCCTCCCAAGGCCGTCTGGTGTGGAGCGCTTGGTATCCAGGCGGCGACCAGTTGACCAACGGGGTTGTCTACGCCTCGATCGTAGACGACCCCAATGTCACATTTGTCGTCCAGACCGGGTGGAGCGGCGGATCGCCAGTTCCCGCTACCCAGGCCATGGTCGGGATGAATGCGACCTACGCCTACGGCACTGGAAATCAGCTAAACGGCCAGTCGGGCGCTTATCTCGATCTCAATACGACCCCGGCGACCACCGCCGCCTTTCCGTTTCGCATCCTATCGCTGGTCACTGACCCGCCAGGCTCAAACGGGTCCGATACGACAACTGCCTACAACAAAGTTCTGGTGATGTGGAACAACGAGTTCTACCGCCAGCTGACGGGAGTGTAACCGATGCCAGTCGCACTCTCATCGATCCACGACATGCTGCTGCCGGGGCTGCGCGCGGTCACCGGCAAATACAAGCAAATCCCCCGCCAATACGACAAGGTATTCCAATACATCAAGTCGGAGCAGGCGGTCGAGCGCACGATTGAAAACCGTTACCTGCCTCTGGCACGGCTGAAGAACGAAGGTGCCACGACGGTCTTCGACAACCGCGCCGGTCAGCGTTTCACGTGGAACCAATCGCATCTGGAAATCGCCCTCGGCTACGCGATCACCCGGCCGGCGATTGACGACAACCTCTACAAGACCCAGTTCAATCCGTCGAACCTCGGTCTGCAAGAGAGCTTCAACCAGACCAAGGAAATCTACGCCGCCTCGGTCTTCAATCTCGGCTTCGTCTACCAGCAGGCCGTCGGCGGCGACGGTCAGCCGTTGTTCTCGACGGTTCACCCGATCGACGGCGGTTCCTACGCCAATGCCTTCACGACCGCAGCCGATCTGTCCGAGACGACACTGCTGTCGGCAATGATCTCGATCCGCCGTCAGTTTGTCGATCAGGCGGCATTGAAGCTCTACGCGCGCGCCAAGATGCTGCTGATCCCACCGGAGTTGGAGCCAGTCGCAATCCGGCTATTGGAAACCCAACTGCGGCCGGGCACTGGCGACAACGATGTCAATGCCATCCGCTCAACCACTGGCGGTCTAAAGGAAGGGTATTTCGTCAACGACTACCTCACCTCGGCCTATTCGTGGTTCCTGCTGACCAACGTTCCGGGGTTGGCGTATATGGAACGTATCCCCTTTGAGATGTCGATGGAAGTGGAGTTCAGTACCGATAACCTCCTGGTCAAGGGTTATGAACGCTACAGCTTGTCGTACTACAATCCGCGGTCAGCCTACGGCACCAACCCGACCTCATAATGATTTCAGCAGGTTATAAGAAAACATCGGCCTCGCGAGGCAACGGTATATATATTGCTCGTAACCCTGGTATCACGAGCAATATATTGTACTTGACGCCTGACGAAGGGTGCCATATACTCTCCGACGATAATCCTTCGGAGGATGAAATGGCTGACCTCACCCACGCGCGGTTGTTGGAAGTTATGGAATACACCCCAGAAACGGGTGTATTCCATTGGTTGGTTTCCCCTGGCCCCAGGACTGGGGTTGGGGCAAAGGCTGGGCATAAGGGGCCTGGTGGTCGTCCAGTTGTCGAGATCGACGGCAAGCTTTACTATCTTGCGCGGTTGGCGTGGTTCTATGTTAATGGCCGGTGGCCAGTTGGCCTCATTGTGCCCGCTGATGGCGACAAAACGAATGTTCGGCTTGCCAATCTCATAGAGAGATCGCCGTCTGAGCTTCGTGCTGCTAGTGGCCCGAATTCGCTGAATACCAGCGGCGTCAAAGGCGTTAGCTGGAACAAAGCCAAGGCCAAATGGTGTGCGATGATCACGCGCAACGGCGTTCAATATAATCTGGGGTGGTTTGTCGATAAGGATGAAGCCGCCGCAGCATATCGGCATGCCGCCGAGACGGGTGAATTGCCTGCCAAAGGCAGCAAGAAAAGCGCAAGCTGGGCGACTGATCGCCGTCAGCGGAGTGCGCCATGGAAGGCGATCCAAGAGAACCCGCGCATCGTAGGCTGGGAAACGATCGAGCAATTCATCGCCGATGTTGGCGAGCCGCCAACTACAGACCACATGCTGATGCGGGCGCATTACGATCAGCCACTTGGCCCCGGCAATGCCGTTTGGCGTCTGCAATGGGCAAAACGCCCCGGTCACGACGCCGACCCAGAGAAAAGCTATAACCTGATGCAGTTCGACATCAGCGTTGAGGAATATGATCGGCTGTTCTTTGCCCAAGAAGGGCTTTGCGCCATCTGTTCCCAGCCCGAGCGCGCGCCGTTCAAGGGAGGCGTGCGGCGTCTTGCGGTAGACCATGATCACGAAACTGGCAAAGTGCGCGGGCTACTTTGCATGAACTGCAACAATGGCCTTGGTCGGTTCGGCGACGATCCCGGCCTACTCCGCGCTGCTGCTGATTATCTTGACCAGCATGCCGGGGCGGCCATTGTCCCGATCCGAAAGGACAGCGCCTGAATGGCTCGCACTGATTTCACTGGTCCGGTAATAGCGTTTGGCAAGGGTCGCAGTCCTGGCGGCATCGGGTTTTCGCAGGACAACAACCCTGACGATCCCTCTCCGTCGCTGGGCAATAGGGGCTGGGGCTGGCTAGACCCGCGTCCGCCGTTCACCTATCAGCCGGGGCAGAGTGCGACAGAGCCGTTCTACGGGTTCCCGGATGGTGAACTTACTCTGATTGACCAAGCGCCTTCAGCGTTGGCGGCCAACAACATCGCGGCATCGCAGGCAGTAACTGCCGGCACTGCGGCGACATTGGTTGCGACTAGCGGTGCCGGAATTACGGTCGGCGCTTCGGTGGTCAATGCGCTGACTGGGCAACTGGTCACTGGTTTGTTGGCGATCGACGGCACGCATGGCGGGGTAGCATTTGGTGCCAATGCTGCTGCCAATCTGTGGAATCCGGCGACGGCGATAAGCCGCTGTCTAGTCGTCGCCGGCCTTACCGGCACGATGCTGATTTCGGGATACGACCTGTACGGCTACCCGATGACGCAGTTGGTGACGGGCGCTGCAACGACATTGAAGGCGTTCAAGTACGTGGCGTCGGCGGTGCCGCAAACCGGGTCAAGCGGCAGTGCGCTGACGATCGGCACGACCGACGTATATGGCATTCCGCTGGCGGTGTCGGCTTTCGGATACCTCTCGGTTTATTGGAACAACGTGTTGGTCGCGCTTGCTGGGACGGGTGTCGCATTTGTCCCGGCGGTGACGACCTCGCCGAGCACCAATCTGCTTGGTGACGTTCGCGGCACGCTGAACATCGGCACCGGCACGGCGTCAAACGGCACTGTCGCAATGCAATTGTTCTGGCGGCCCAATGTGAATAATATGCTGACTCAGGCTGGAATTTTCGGAGTCCAGCAGGTGTAGCCAATACTGCCGCCAATGCGGCAGTAGCCTCGCCCCTTTGCCGGGCGGGTCCCAGCTGGGAAACCGGCGGCGCGGATCGCCGAGATTGAAGGAGACTAGCGATGGCAAGAGGACATCACAGACGTAGAGGCGGCGAAACTGACATGCCAGAGGAGCATGGCGGCAAGCCAATGAGCTACACGGCGGACAACAACGTCGAGAAAGAGGCTGAGGGCGAAGAGCGCAGCAAGGGCGGTCGTGCGAAGCGCGCTCGCGGCGGCGCTGCCAAGCATCATGTCGAGCACCATCAGGCCGAGCATGTCGAGCACCACCATTACAAGCGGGGTGGCGGCATGAAAGAGGCCGAGATGGAAGGCGGCAAGACCAAGCATCGCCGGATGGACCGCCCTGGGCGCAAGCGCGGCGGCGGTATTGGTGCTGATGCGACGCCACTGTCAACGGCGGCCCGTACCAAGCAAGAAGGCCACATGGCCGATAACGACGAACTCGCGTCTTAGTGGTAGCGGGTAATTCTGATGGCCAAGAAGGGCCGTGAGGCGGATT